AAGAATTTGCGATACCTACGTTCGCGGTCGTCACGAGACTCGTCACGGTATTCCTAAACTCGATTGTGTTTGTCGTTGTGTTTCCGAGGTTTGTCGTGGCTTGTAAATTTGGTTGTAAAACGTCTACAGCAGCCACCCCTGAATCAGACATCTCTTTTGTGCCTCGGTTATACGTAAGAATCTTGTTGTCTCGATCAGAAATATCAAGCACTTGACGTAAAGGGGTTATGTATACCGATCCCGATTGTGTCGCATCAATCTGTTCATCACTGGCGTTAAAAACGATCGTATTCTCACCCTGGTCTTCTTGGGCATTTTTACCAAACCGAATCTTGGTAGACCTCTCAATAGTCGGAATGTTCTTGACCATTTAATATAGGATTGTATTTTAATTTGCATAAAGTAGACCAGCCATACCATTTTCGATACGAAGTATGTTGTAATTGACTGCATAAATTGGGTCATTAATAGGCATACTATCGCTCATAATCTTGGCTGAGTCCAAGCGACTGAAGTTGAGTGTGCCTGTGGGTTGGAGGGAACTGGTTGAGAGACAGAAACAATAGAGAAAGAAATCTGGGGAAGTCACGAAATTTGTATGGTAATAATTCATGACATCAATAAAATGAGGCTTACCCCATTTATAGTTGCTCACATCGAGACCGTTAATGTTCAATTTGACTTTATTCGTGGGTGAAGTAAGTGCACCGTTTGTCGTGGTGTCTGAAGATGCGAGATACTTTATAGGATGATTGAATGTGAGATCTTGAACAACTTCACCCGAACCTATATTCTTTTGCACTTGGGTGATGAGGAGATCATGTTTTCGGGAAGCAATATTTCCACGCTCTTCGTTATCGAGATAGTAATAATTTGCGAAGCACTCTACGTTATAGTTTGAAGCTGCTGTAGCCCAATGAATACGGATTTCTACATTATGGTAATTCAACGCCACTAGGGGGAGGGCACATTGTGGGCCTTCACAAAAGAAGAAACGAAGGGGATAAAAATAGGATCGAGCGCTCACACCTGGGTGTGTACCGTTTGAACTCTTGGAAACATTTTGGGCGAACGTATCAATAGCGATTTTCTCGGTGAAGATGGCATCTTGGCTATCGATGAGGGAACCCCCGATATAGAGTTCCACTTTATCGATGATTGTATCCCATCTCTGAATATCGAGGGCTTGGGTGGTATCATCTATTGTAAAATAGACATACCCGAGAAGGTCTCCAGATCGTTCGAATTGAATACTGGACATTGAATTGTTTTTCACCGCTCCATGGATTGTTTGTTTTTCAATGGATTGTGAAAAATTAGCATGTCTTTTGAATGTTGAACTAAAGAAAGATATTTCGGGATTACCCATGATGTATTCATCCTGGGCACCGATAGCGATCAATTGAACAATACCAGCGGACATGGTATACTACTCTAAGGGGAGAAAATTACAAATTTGGTTTTCTACACACAAAACGAAGGACTAAGAAGTTTTTATCGTCGGCACCCGCACGTTCGATAGTTTCACCATCTTGGTTACGGATAGTCACCGTGAGGCGGTCGAGGCGGCGAATGGGATCAATATATTGTGTAGCGATGAAGTACTCATCCCTAAAGTTCACAACCGCACCAGGAGTACCAGTGGTCGACAGACTCGCAAAAGAACCACGAATCATACTCAAAGATGCCTGTCCATCGTATACATTTGAGGCACGGTCAGAAAAGATAGAGTCTAATTCTTTGATAGATACGTAGCAATGTTCAGTATCCGCAGCTGTCTTGATACGAGCAGTAAGAAGTCTAGCCTGAACAATATTCTTGAGGGGTTGGTTGAGAAAACATGTGAAAGTATTGGCACTAGCTTGACCAATGGTGTCAATAGTGACGGTGTGATACTCATAGTTAAGATCTGGAATTGTCTCTGTTGGTGAAGTGATCAAAGCCATTTATAGTTAGCCTAGATTAAAGATCCACCAATTCCGTCAGAAATCTCATAACTCGCATGGTCTGAGACGAGCTTTTGGGCACCACAGAGACCACCTGGGGTCAGTGACTTAGTGTAGGCACTCCCATTCTTGTAACCGGGGGTGCAATCCATCTTATTCTCCAGGTCAAAAATGGAACCTTGACTGATGGGGGTAATCTTGATTGGCCTGGGTTGGTAAGCGCTGGTATCACGGAACATCATCAGCGCAACGATGATGAAGAACAAAACACCAATGGAAGTGAGGGCGTTACGGTTAGCCTTGTTAAGGTTGAACATTTACTATGTACATATATTTTTTTAAAGTGCGTTAAAGATATTTTTTTTAGTTTCTACATAGAGAGTAGATGGACGAAGAAATCGTACTCGACCGTGGAACTACACATGTGATGAAATTAGACGCCGACGAACAGGCACTCATGGATGAGATTGAGATATCAGCTCCTCGCCCCAAGCCTGTGCCACGCCCTACTCAGCACGCATATCGCCCTCAACCCCAGCAGCACCAAGAGGCTATGGATGCTTTTGTGAATCCCAATAAACAGTCGGCCCCCCATCAGCCCACACAAGAGGAGGAAATTGATTATGGTGAGGATGAACCCACATTTTACGATGATGAGCCCATGGGTCCAGGTTCCCAGGAAGAACAACCTTCTAAGGGATACACCTCTGTGGATGAGGAGAAGTCAGATCTTCTCAATAAATTGACTCGTCTGGAGAAGAAGGGCTTCACTGTGAATAAGAGACTGAACGCCTACTCCAACGTGGATGAGCTCAGGTCAGAGGTGAAGCGGATCACGTACAGTATTGATGTTGAGCAATCATTACGTTTCTCTAGGCGAATGCTCGTGGCATGTGTGACTGGTTTGGAGTTCCTTAATAAGAGGTACAACCCCTTTGAGGTTCAACTCGAGGGTTGGTCCGAGTCCATCATGGAGAATGTTGATGACTATGATGGTGTGTTCGAAGAGCTCTATGTAAAGTATCGCTCGAAGGTCAATGTTGCCCCAGAAGTCAAGCTCATCATGATGTTAGGTGGTTCGGCGATGATGTTCCACTTGACAAACAGTATGTTCAAGTCGGTTATGCCCAACATGAACGATGTGATGAAACAGAACCCCGATCTGGTGAAGAATATGATGGCTGCCGTGCAAAATACTACCAGGGCTCCTGGTGGCCCGGCAACAGATGCCCCCGTGGGTGGAACTGGTAACTATGAGATGCAGGGTCCAGGTATAGATATCTCAAGTCTCATGGGTGGTATCATGATGCCCCCTCCACCCCCAATGAACACCACTATGGGTGGGGGGGCCCGAGAGAGTGTACTCGACGATGATGACATGTCCGATATCATGTCCATCTCAGGGGACTCCACTGGTGGTGAGGTCAAGGAGGTGAATGTGAGTGCTTCCAAACCCAAGCGAACCAGGCGAAAGAAGAAGACGGAAATTAATCTCTAATTACTATATAAATGATAGCGTATTGTCCGCTGGAGGAACTGGATCCTCCTGTCCGACAGCAGAAGTCTGTCGTGAAATCCAAGACCGAGGAGGTGAAGCCTCAGATCGGTCGTGAAGAAACTGAATTGAATTACGTCATCATGGCGTTCATTGTCGGCGTTGTTTTACTCGCCGTCTCTGATACCATCAGGGCATAAGTGTATGTATTATGTTTACCGTGGGGTATAGTCCCCCATAGTAAATTTAGTAATTGAAATCGTTTTTAAGAATTTCACTGTCCGTATCATCTGGGTCATTTGATGCACCCGTGCGCACAGCTGTGAATGCACCACCCCGAGAAGACATGAGCTCTACTGAAATGTCATAGGAATATAGCGTACCAGATTCGATATCCTCTGTGTTCGGTACGAGTAGTACACCGGTTTTACCCGTAGTGACCGTAGGACTCCATGGATATGAATTTGTACCACCGAATAAATTTTTAGTACCAATTGCTATATCCACAGTAGATGTACTCCCATCATGCGTCCCCCCCTGAATTTCGAGTAGCATAGTACTCATGTTTTTATAAATACCAAAAGCAGTGTCAACTAACCTCGCAACAGCCACAATCTTTGCATAGAATGAACCTGTACCAAAAACAAGTTGAACATCACTGGATTGACCCACCCCACGTTGGAATGTGTAGGCGTATTTCTTACATGAGACTTGATCAGAAGTTGTGATGACACCACCACCAACCTCGAGTGCCGTATTCGCAGATCGACCCCCTAAATCGATGGCAACTGCATTACCAAGATCGATGTTCCCACCGACGGTAAGATCGTTATTCACTGTGAGGTTACTCGCAATCACAGTCTCCGTAGAACCTGGATTTATATACACATTCCCTAGGGTATCCGAGAGAATGTTTGATGTACCCCCAGTTGTTGTGAATTCGAGAATTGCGTTACTTGTGGGGTTCTGGATGCGAGCTATTCCATCATACACATGAAACTTAGTCATGGGGTTGACCGTACCAATACCAACATTACTCGTGTGTACAACATGGAGTCCATCGGCTTCAGAAAAATCATTCTCTGCACCGATTGTTATACCAGCGGTTGAGTGTGTAGAGTTTCTAAAACCTCTCACATAGCCACCATACCCAGCTGTAGTGTACAGAAGCATTCCCGTTTTTTTATTTGTACCGGGACTCTCAAGTCTGAACATGTCCAAATCCGTCGTTCTAGAATCGTAGAGATGTATGTTTGAACTGGGGGTAGCAGTACCTATACCGAGACGACCAGCCCCATCAAAACGAGCAAACTCAGTATCAACTCCAGTTGTAATTTCATGCACAAATGTCATTGGGCGTGCAGTACCTTCATCGCCAATATTTCTATAGATATTCACTGAATCCTCACCAACGGGATTTGTTGTCTCAAACTCGATCCCTGAGAGTTTGAACTGACCACCAGCGGTAAATTCAATGTTACCCGCCACAACCAGTTTGTTCGCTTCATTGGATGGGACTGTATTGATCTTACCACCAATGATTACTGCACCCCCTGTTGTTATACGCAAAGGTATATCAACAGTT